ATCCATTGTTTTCTGTTTTTACCCGTCTCAAAATCCGATTCTTACCTACATCGTTATCTACAAAACTACTTTAGTACATTCAATAATAGTGTCAGCAATATATGTTTCGTCTCGCTCACCCATACCATAACCTGTAGTCCTTGTTCCTATTCTTATACTTATTTCTCTATTGGGTTTCAATCCTTTTTTTAGCAATTCGTTATTTATTGCATTTAAAATATCCTCTTCACTCAATACAATTTTTACTATTTCCTGTGTTTTCATTTTATTTATTTTTATATGTGATAATTCCGTAATGTAGATAACACGGCACATAAAACCATAACCTAAATTAGTCACAATTACATCTGACAATTTTCATTTACAGATCGTATTAATATGATTACTAACAATTATCACCGTATCGTAGCTTTGCTCTTTCGGTTTGCCGTCTATTCACTTAATAGATAACGTGTGACTAACAGTAAGATTAAGAATTTATTTTCTTCATTGTAATTTAAGCCCTAATGTTTAATAAGGGCTTAAAATGTTACATTGAGAGTTCATTAATCTTCAAAGATATGCTTTGCGCTGAATCTTTCCCTATCCAGTAATTACGTCCTTCGATTGATCCGCAAACATCGCCTGTTTTAGTAAAAGACAAATTACAGCTTGTAGAATCCACTTTCAATAAAGTAGCGTTATCATTTATTTTAGCGTAATCTAATCCAGCTTTTACTAGTGACATTGCTATCATTACGTCTTCCAAGTGTTCTTTGGCTAATTCGTCTTTTACTCCTTCCGATAGCTCAACTTCTACATAAGTATTTCCTCCCGAAAGTATTTCGCCTGTATACTGGCAGTAGTCTATTTTTTCAAAGTCTTTGGCAAATTTTTTAACCTTTTCTACGTTTACTGAGGCATCTCTAACTGTGAATACTAAAGCAGTATAGTGTCTCTTTCTGATAGATACTTGCTTTGCATTGTAACCTAATACTGATTTTAGTTGCTTTCTGATTTCTTTAACGTCTTTCATTGCTCTCTTTGTTTAAATGATTATGATGTAAAGATACGACTAATATTTAAAATGTCAAGTCTTTTTCGTAATTATTTTAAAAATATTTACATCTTTTTCCTTCCCCTCTGAGAAATAACCATAAGATAACAATACGTATCATCCAGTACCACACCACCAGCCCACTGCCAAAGTCACGTATGATACGAAGGTCTTTATCTTCAAGTTATTTCTGCCCACCCTCCTGCACGTATAGCGCACGGAATGGACATCTATGTATTTGCCAACCTTTCCACTCTGGATTTTTTTTATCTCGTACATGTCGAGCTATTTTATCGTACTCTGTATCTTTTTTATTAGCTATCCATCCATGAGCTAAACAGGCTTCCTTAAGGCTTCCCCATGTTTCTACCTGTTCACCGTTGATTAGTACTATTATTGATTGTCTTTGCATCTATTATACTTTTTAAGTAATTCTTTTGCTTTATTGACTCGATGAATCCCTACTGGATTGCCTCTAAATTCATTCTTTATATCGTTTAAAAAAGCAATCACCTCAGTATGCAATTCCTCTGTCAATTCTTGCGTCTTGTGATCCATTTATACATATTATTAATTCGTCTCTTGTGCAATTTAATTGGCTTAATAAATCTTCAAATTTGATTTTTGAATGATCATACTTCGCAGCTTTGTTTATTAAAATTTGAAGAATTTGATTTTTTAAAGTTGTCATTGTTGTATTTGTTTAAATGATTATAAAACAAATATAGTTATAATTATTTAATAACCTACTATGATTTTAACTAATATCAATTTTTAGAGAAGTTTTCTTAACCCAAAAGATCATAAGCATGATTAACATATCCATATAATCAGGCGAACGACCTAAAAGACCCTTCATTTTCTCCTTACTGATTAACTTCTTTTTGCCGTCCGAAACGTCGAGGCTATCACCTTTTAAACAGGTTGATATTTCTTTCTTGATTTCCTCTTCTTGCTCTTTGGTGCAAATTATGAAAAGCTCTCTTTTGTTGATTAGCTCTGATAGTTTCCAAGCGCATTCAGATTTGATATTAGCAAAGTCGTTGCGATTCCATGCAGAACCACCGCCGCGAAATGCTTTTATATTTGTAATATAGGATTCTAAATAATTACCTAACCCGTCAATGTCTGCCACAATCTGAGAGTTAGGTACTCCTTTGGATTGCTTCAACTGTTTTAAAGCCATTTCAATCCCCCGTCCTGTGGCTTTTGCTATGTCTAATGATATTCTAACCACATTACCAACACTTGAACCAGCTATGAACTTATCACGTCCCTGCATGGCTAAATCTGCGCTTATCCTTTTCTTTCCGATCTCTGGAATATGATCGTTGGTAAATAGGTCTTGTATTGCGTCCCAGTCGCATAATGAATTTGGGTCATCGTCAAAGTCAAAATTACCATGAACCTGTCTTTCGATTGTCGGAGTGTCTCCTGTTTTTATAAGATTTGCAATCCATATTTTTACAGATGGGTGAGGGTTATCACTTGGTAAAGCTTGAATGAATTTTTTATAGTCATCTTCTTTTTTATCTCGAAAAGGTAACCAATATCTTGTATGAACATGGTTTTTATCTGGATTGAATGTTTCTAGCAATTTCGCCTTAATTCCATAGTCAAGGTTTTTTCTCCATCCGCATCTCTCGTATAACTTATTGATGACTGATAAATTATTTTCGTTTGACTCATCGAGAGCGCATCTAGTTAATTCGTATCCATTAAACCTAGTGTTTAATGGATCGCTAGGTTTTGCTTGTGTATCTATTAGGAATATTTCAGAACCATTATTGAAAGTGATCTTATTTAACTGTTGATTGTAATTAAATTCATTCTCTGTTATTTGGTAAAAATCGAATTGATTAAATAAGGTTATTAATACCGTTCTTTTTAGCCTCGTAAGCTCTAACCTGCCTAATCCCCAAGCTATGCCTTTATAAGCGTGACAATCTAGTATTATAGCAACGCATTCTATTATAGACTTCCCCGATCTCGCACTGCCTCCATATCCTACATGACTAGTATCTTCATCGTTGAGTAGATTTAACGTTCTTACCTGCTTATCTGTAGGATAGAATAGTTCACCAGAAGGATAACAACCAATAGGTATTTTAGCATATTCCTTTCTTTTGTATAACTCAACGCATAAATCTAATAAATAGCTCAATTCTTAGAATTATTATATCATTTTAAAGCTTATGCCTAGTGAGTTTTGACCCTTAATCTTTGTTTTGTCCAATTTCACCAACTGCTTTAGCTCTTTTTATCAATTCATCGGTGCTTAATCCTGACAACTTATCAACCTTTGATGTTAAGTCCACCTTATCCGGCTCGTTATACCCTAGCATCTTGTTAATAGACTCCAATGCCTTTTGCTTATCGTAAAGCTTGATTTTAACAAAGTCAATTTCTAAACTTTGCTCATTTCCGTTTACTGTTTTCGTTTGCGTTTGAATTTCGGCTATGCAAGCTTTTTGCTCATCGGTTAATTGCTCAAATGCTTTTCGCTCAATCCATGTATTGTGTAAATGAGCTATACTGCTAAAGGCTATGCTTTCGTACTCTCTAAGGACACGTAAACGGCTTATTCCTGCTGTTTTGCCTAGGTCTGCCTGTAAATGGTCTATATAATCCTTAACGTTAACATGGGTTAACAGCCTTGATGCAGCTGCTCGGGTTGTTTCTTCGTTTTTTTTCTCTGATGGATAGGCTATTTTGTATGATCTTGTTGCATTAAAATCAAATATGTATTCTTCGGCAAATCTTTTATGCTCTGGTTTTATTTTAGATATCTCTTCTTCTGTCATAATCAAAGTCTTTTTTGATAATGGTTAAAGTTAATGCTTTTTTATAAGTTGACTAAAAGGGCATACCGTCATTTGGTTGAAATAAGCTTTCTATTCCTTCTATCCGGTCATTAATCATTTCTTCCACTACTTGATTAATTTTTTTTGCTAGATAGTTCTTTTCACTATGAGTCATGGTGCCATGACTGAAAATACTCAGGTAGTTTTGAAGGCTTTTTATGTCAGCCACATTTTGCAAATGAGTATAAGCTAATTGCTTTCTTAATTGCTTTATTTCTCCCTTCTTTTCAATATATTCCCTATTTGCACTTGATGTCCTGTCATTTTCTTTTCTAAGATCATCTTTTAGATTTTCAATAGTACGTCTTTGTTCTTCTATGACTGCAATTAGCTCTTTCTTTGTTCCTTTATATAATCCATTATTTTTTGTTTTAGTTTATTTGAACGCGATTCATCCAGTTTAGTAATTTGTTGCGGTACTTTTCGTCTTGATCTATGTTATAACTGCATGGTTTGCCTGTTAATGGGTTATCACAGTGATAATCAAACCCGTACTCAGTTGGCATTTCTGAATCTTCAAACGTTTCAAATATGTCTATTTTTAGGCTTTTACCACAACTGCATATTATACCTGTCTCAATCATTGCTTTATGATTCTATTATAGAACAAAACAATGAACAGATACATAGGTATTGAAATAAATAAACCTATTAATACTAGTCGGGTTATCTCCTTTGCTATTTTCATACCTTTAATTTTTTAATTCGTTCTCTTTGAAGTTTGATTAAATCAGCTTGTGATTGTATTCTTTGTTCTTGAGTGCTGATAGTCTCTTCTAAG